TGTTCTTTCGTGCTCGCCATGTAGCGTTCCGTGCCAGTGACGAATGGGAGAAAGTAGGCTATGCTCTCCACATAACTCTTAGTGCTGTAAACAAAGTGGTCACAAAGTTCGGCGCTGATCATGTGGTATTTGCCTTAGAGGGCCGCAGTTGGCGTAAAGATGTTTACGCACCTTACAAGCGAAACCGCAGCGATGCTAGAGCAGCACAAACAGAAAAAGAACAAGCTGAGGACAAGTTGTTCTGGGAAACGTTTGATCACCTGACTAAATACTTGGCTGAGAGCACAAATTGCTCAGTGGTTAGAAACGAAAACGCAGAAGCCGACGACATCATTGCTCGTTGGATAGCATTACACCCCCAAGATCATCACGTAATTATTTCAAGCGATACCGACTTTGTTCAACTGTTGGCCGAGAATGTAGATCAATACAACGGCATCACTGATGAATTACTGACTGTCCGCGGGATATTTGATGCCAAAGGTCGGCCAGTTATAGACAAGAAAACCAAACTAGCAAAAACTATTCCCAACCCTGAATGGCTGTTGTTCGAAAAATGCATGCGCGGCGATTCCAGCGACAACGTGTTTTCGGCATATCCAGGTGTGCGTGTCAAGGGTACCAAGAACAAAGTGGGCCTAACAGAAGCATTTGAAGATCGCAACAAGCAGGGTTATGCCTGGAACAATCTCATGTTACAGCGTTGGACTGATCCCGACGGGGCAGAACACCGTGTGTTGGATGACTACGAGCGCAATCGTTTGCTGATCGATTTACGTGCCCAACCTGCGGAGATCAAACAAGCAGTTGATGCCAGCATCTGTACTATGATCAGTCATAAAGACGTAGGGCAGGTGGGCATTAGATTCATGAAGTTTTGTGGCAAATACGAACTGGTCAAGGCCAGTGAATCAGCGGAACAATATGCTCGCTGGTTAAATGAAACATACAAAGGAGTGCTAGATGATTGTAGCGAAACCAGTAATTCCTAATCAATTTTGGATCCTAAAACAAAATGATCGCAAGGTCGGCAACATAGAAGCCAGTGCTGACGGATTTAGCGTAAAGATCGGCGACCAAGTCAACAGTTACAAAACCATCAATACCATCAAGCAAAAGATAGCAATTGCTTTTGAACCTGTAGTAAAGAAGTTGGGTTCGGTCACTGTCGGTAACACAGTGCATGGTTACCCCACTGATGGTACTGCTCACAATGCCATTTACGATGTCAAACACCAAGTACCACTTTGGACACGTGAGCCAAAATCAAAGAGCTGGTATGCTGCTGGCTGGTATCTAGTCAAGCAAGGCAGATCGTGGACCACTGAACTATGTCCAAAATTGATTACACTACAACGCTACCCTTATCAGGGACCGTATCACACCGAGGAACAAGCCAATGAGCAACGTGTTTAGAGATCAGGCAAAATTTATGAATGCCTGCGGGCAAACTGTAGGCGAACGTAATCAAGATCAGTTTGATTTGTATGTTAAATTAATCAAAGAAGAAGTCAGTGAACTACAAGTAGCGATCGATAACAATGACCTAGTTGAACAACTTGATGCCTTGATCGACATCATGGTTGTCACTATAGGTGCTGTACAAAGTTTAGGAGCTGATGGCGAAGGTGCTTGGAAAGAAGTCATGAGCACAAACTTTGCCAAGATTGATTCCTTGACTGGTCGTGTTCGTAAGCGCGAAGATGGCAAAGTCTTAAAACCTGTGGGCTGGCGTCCACCAGAATTGTCTAAATACATTAACCGAGAATAAGGAGAAGTCAATGACTACTGCTGTATATAGAACTGCCACTGAAGTAAACGATGCCATGTTGCGTGTTTACAATTATATGTTTTTGGCCATTGTGATCAGTGGCATTGTGAGTTATTTTGTAGGAACAAGCCCGGATCTCCTGAAGTTCTTCTTTACTGGCTGGATCAAATGGATTGTGATATTTGCACCCTTGGTGGCAGTAATAGGCATTGGGTTTGCTATGGCTACCAAACCGCCGCGTGAAATAGCCCTCCTAATGTTGGCCGGCTTCAGTGCGTTAATGGGCTTGAGCTTTGCTATGATCTTTGCTGTGTTTACCCTGGGCAGTATTGCAATGGCATTCATGTCAGCGGCGGTGTTGTTTGGCACCATGAGTATCTACGGTTATTTTACTCGACGAGATCTTACCAGTATCGGTCAGTTCCTGTTCATTGGTTTGATTGCTGTGGTAATTGCCAGCGTCATCAACGTGTTTGTTGGTAGTAGCTTAATGACCATGGTCATTTCGGCCATTGCTGTGATTGTGTTTACAGGACTCACTGCTTACGACACACAGAAGATTCGCGAAATGGTTTCAGAAGAAGCCGAGGGATCTGTTGAGGTCATGGGTGCCTTGACCCTGTACTTGGATTTTATCAACATATTCTTGAGCTTGTTGCAACTGTTTGGTGGGAAGAAAGACTGATGCGTACCCGAGAACAAGTTATTACCAGCATGTGCTACACATGGCGTCATGATTATGGTCTAGTCAAGGATCCTGAATACAAACATCATGCCAGCGATTTTATCGATACTATCTCAGCTGGAATGTATCAGTGGGAACGTGAACAACTGTGGAAGCAAATGTCACAGATATTTGACAATGACATTGCTCCGCACATGGAGTTTCGTGCTGCGGCCAATTCACGTAATATTTGCGACAACGATTAGATTGATTTCAGCAGTTCGAATTTTCTAGAATCATAAATCTTATGGTGATTCTCGCCGTCTGGAGTCACCCAAAGTACATGTACCATTCTGCTATTACGTTGTAGTTTCCAGCAGCCATAAATGCGACGATCGGCACTGGTTGAATAGGCCAGTCTAAAATCAGCAGAGTCTGGTATAGGACACTCTTGTTGTGTTAATACTATTTGCCCTCCGGCATCATTCTCCATTACAGCCACTTCGTCATCTGCTGATACTGCTGCTGTGAATAATAACAGTACGACAGCTAACCATTGTTTCATTTTGGTCTCCAGGATATTATTATATAGCTGTTTCGCAGACAGTTAAATATCTTACAGGAGACTTACATGAGCTTACACATCAATCGATTCATAGACCGCATCAAGGCAGCCGATGCCAGACAACAACGCGACCTTACCATGAGCATGAGTGATGCTAAGGATCTACACGCAGACATCACCAAACTGTTGTTGGCTCTTCAGGTTTTACATGAACAAGGCACAGCTACAGCCACCAATAACCCCACTATAGAACTGGAAGTCACTGGCGGTTCGTTCTAATAACGGCTTACATTTTAGATAAATAAATGTAGGAGTTTAATGAATGAGCAGACCTAAACCTCAAGTGTTAGTTGAGCTAACAAACCGAAGTACCTACAAGACTGAACAGGTCTTGGCGGCTGAAGGCATATGGGCTGTGTTCTTCGACAGCAAACCCATCAACCTCAAGACATCAAACCTGCTGGTGCAGTATCCAGGACCCAAATACAAAAAGGTGTCGTTCTCCAATCAAGGCCATGCCATCAACTTGGCCAAAAAGTTAAACACACAATTCAAAACCAACAAGTTTTCAGTGGTGCTGTTGACTCAAGGGGAGACCATATTCCCCCATGACAAAACATAAACTAACTAAGCGTCTAATAGAATTACTGCCCGAAGATCATCGTATCTCTATTGAAGAAGCCATGATCCTTTGGTATACCAACATCAGAAACAACGGTGGATTCCGCCTAACCCATAATGGTTTTCAGGTGATGAAAATATTGGGGCTAGAATCTTGGTCAGTGCCCTTGACTGACATCAAGATCACCATGGATAAGAATCTCTTGCTGGCATTGGATCGCAAGCTGACTTGGCCTTATTTTATCGATTACAAGAAAAAAGAAATCATATTTTATTCCAGCCGAGAAGCTGTCATGGCCACCATGTACGGATCGATTAAAAATTGGTTGGACAACATGCCACAGCGCAAGTCTGTGCCCTAACTGTTGTATTTCGTCAACACAGTTTGACCTGTATTGGGCATCGTGTTATACTAGCTGAATACAAACTCTTGATGTAGGAATCACATGCTTTCCATCCCCAATCTCACTCCCTTACAACGAGCTATAGCTAACA